GCAGCATCCTCTATCGTCTATAATGTGGGAGATGTGAGCGCACCTAGCGTTCTCACTGCCGCAACAGGCGATCTCTTGACTTGCTCCCTGCAAGTCTCAGTCCTAACGAGTTGGAGTTAACCATGAATGAATGGGAAAAAGAACAAGCAGAGTTCCTGATCAAGATTGGTCAGACTCCTGCAACACCAGCACCAAAACCATCTAATAAGAAAGACGAGGAATAAACCAAATGGCAGTATTTCTAAACAATGGAGTAGTGGTTACTGTTAACTCGGTTGACCTCTCTAACCATGTTACATCCGTAACGCTTAACCGATCATTCGATGAACTCGAAGTTACAGCAATGGGCGATAGCGGACACAAGTTCGTCAAAGGCTTAGAAGCATCATCTCTAACTCTTGACTTCCTAAATGACACAGCCTCAGCAAATGTTCTAGCAACTTTGCAGGCTGCTTGGGGAACTTCAGTAACTGTAACCCTAAAGCAGACTTCAGCTGCTACTTCAGCAACAAACCCTCTTTACACAATGACTTGCCTAGTAAACAACACAACCGACATTAACGGTGCAGTTGCAGACCTTGGCACACAGTCAGTAACTTGGAACGTCAACGGCACAGTAGTAATCACCACTTCATAATAAATTAACTAAGGGGCAAAGCATGGCAAAACTAAAGGTAACAAGGGCAGACGGAAGCGTTAACGAGTACCAGATCACTCCGGCGATCGAGTACGCCTTCGAGGCTTATGCTAAGAAGGGCTTTCACAAAGCCTTTAGGGATGACGAAAAGCAGACCGATGTATATTGGCTCTGCTGGGAAGCAATTCGGCGTTCGGGTGAAACCGTAAAACCCTTCGGAGAGTCTTTTCTGGAGACATTGACGCGAGTCGAGGTCTTAGATGATGACCCTTTGGAGTAACGCGAGAGTCCTTCACCTATCTTGTAGCGAGACTATCGCTCGAGACAGGACTCTCGCCCCAAACTTTAATTGAACTAGATCACACAATGTTCAGGACTTTACTTCAAGCCCTGAAGGACAGAGCAAAGGAGCAGAGCGATGCCAGTAGAACTAAAAGGCGCTGACAAACTTCGCAAAGCCCTTAGGGAGTTTGAGCCTGATCTAGCAAAAAAGACAACCAAGGAAATGGCTGCTGTATTAAAGCCAATTACAAACAAGGCTCGCGGCTTCATGCCAGCAACAGGTTCGATGCTATCTGGCTGGACTTCTGCTAGTTCATCGACCGAGACAACTAACTATCGCCACTTTCCTAAATACGATCAGACAGAAGCCAAGCGCGGCGTTAAGTACTCAACAAGCCCATCGAAGCCTAATAAACGTGGGTTTGTCTCTCTTGCTCGTATCGTCAACACTTCCGCCGGTGGAGCGATCTACGAAACGGCAGGGCGCAAGAATGCTGACGGTCAACCTTCTCAAGCATCGACTCGCGGTATTTACAGCGATTATATTGACACTTCTAACAAGGTTAATAAGTCTCTCAACCCTAACGCTGGCAAGCAATTTATTGCTAGGTCTAACTCCCTTGGTAATTTAGTCAACGCTCGCCCTCGTCAACAAGGTCAGGCTGGCAGATCGACTCGTAAGATGACTGGTCGCGTAATCTTTAGAGCCTTTGCAGAAGACCAAGGCAAAGTTACTGCCGCAATAGTTAAAGCCATTGGCAACTCTGCCATCGAGTTTAGAGCCAAGACAGGTGTTAAATAATGGCTGATCTAAAGATAGATATTGCTTCGGTATTCTCTGGCAAGAAAGCCTTTCAGGATGCCGCTAAGTCAACCATCAACCTTAACAGCCAAGTTAAGAACCTTGCTAAGTCTTACCTAGGATTATTTACAGTCCAACAATTAGGGCGCTCTGGCTTTAATGCAGCTAAAGCCTTTGCAGCAGATGACAAAGCAGCCAGAACTCTCAGCCGCTCACTTGATAACTTAGGCTTAGCCTTTGCTGATCCTTCAGTTCGCACCTTTATCGGTGATCTAGAAAAGCAATTCGGCGTCCTCGATGATCAGTTGCGCCCAGCATTTCAGCGCCTATTAACTACAACAGGCGATGTTGCTAAAGCCCAATCCTTACTTCGCACCAGCCTTGATCTTGCAGCCGCTAGTGGTTCAGATGTTGTAAGCGTTGCTGGAGACTTGAGCAAGGGTTATGTAGGCCAGACTCGCGCACTTGCTAAGTACGGCATTGGATTAACTCAAGCACAACTTAAAGCGATGTCCTTCGAGGAAGTGCAGACACGGATTAACGATCTATTCGGCGGACAGGCTCAACTCTCAGCCGATAGTTATGCCGGTGCGCTTCAGCGCCTAGCGGTTGCATCTAACAACGCTAAAGAAATTATAGGCGGTGGATTACTCGATGCCCTTGCAGCACTTGGCGGTGGTGGTGAAGGTGGACTTAAAAATACTTTAATGCTTATAGAAAAGACTTCGACAGCCCTCGCAACCTTTATTCGTCGCTTTGGCGTAGGTCTAGGGCAGGGCGCGGCTTTGCTTCGCGGAGACTTCAAGGCTTTCATGGCTATTGGTAATGCAGAAAGTAATCGAGGCAAAGATACTTCGGGATTAACTCCATCGATCAAGGCTGAGTTAGCCAAAGCAGCAGCCGACAAGGCAGCAGCAAAGCGCGCTAAAGAACAAGCGGTGCTAACTAAGAAGCAGACTGCTGCGATTGAAAAGCAAACAGCCCTTCAAAAGGCTGGAACTTTATTTGATCTTGAAAAGGGTCAAATTATTGCTGCACTTAAAGGTAAAATTACAGACGAGGAACGCAAGCGGTTAGAATTGCAACTAGCAATACTTAATGGCAATACTTCTGAGGCTTCAAAACTAAGTGGCGAAATTGCTAAGGCTCAAGGACTATCAACTGAACTAGCTGCTTATCTTTCAAACCTTCCAAAGGCTAGCAATCCTTTTTCTGCTTGGGCAAGTTATCTAGACCAGATACAAATACAAGCCGCAAAAATTGCTGGAATGCAGCCAGCCGCTCCAACTTCTATTGCTGGCGGTAATGACTCTGGAGTCTTTAGCCCATTAGTCCAACAAATTATTACCTCATCAACTTTAAGGGCAGGAGCATCGGCAACAGGTGATATAAATGTTTACATTGGTGGCTCAGTAGTATCAGAAGCTGATCTAGTCGAAGCAGTCTCTAATGGCTTGCTCAATAGATCACTATCAGGTTCTCCATCTGCTGTCGGCAGACTCAAAGGCTCGTTCGCAGGATGACATTACCTGCCCAGATCGCTGTCAGTTTCGACTTTACACAGGGGGCAACCTTTGGTTTTCCCTTTACTATTGGCGATGCTAAGTACGGCGTTCTAGGCACAGGCACACTTGCTTCATCGACTACGCCAGAACCAACAGTTGACTTAACTCCAGATGTTCGCCAGATCAGGATTACTCGCGGTCGCAATATCATGCGCGATACTTACGAGGCTGGCACTTGCACAGTTAGAGTTCTTGATCCTCTGTCCTACTTCAACCCACAAAACACTTCATCCCCTTACTTTGGCTTACTAAGCCCACTACGCAAGTTGCGTGTTTCGGCTACGGTGAATAATGTGGGCTATTTTCTATTCTCTGGCTATACAACTGAGTATCTCTATACCTATCCTCAAGGGCAAGAAATTGGCTATGTAGATATTATCTGCTCGGATGCCTTCAGGCTCATGCAGCAAGCAACAGTTACAACAGTTGCCAGCGCAACAGCAGGGCAAGACACCGGCACACGCATAGGCAAGATACTTGATCAGGTCTCATTTCCTACCTCAATGCGCACGATCGACACAGGCGTAACAACCTGTGTGGTCGATCCAGCCACAGCCAGAACTTCCCTCGATGCAGTTAAGAACGCGGAGTTCTCTGAGCAAGGCGCTTTCTTTTTTAACCAAGAAGGCACAGCAGTATTCTTAAACCGTACTAATACAATCAAGAAGTATGGCGATACTCCGATTGAGTTTGATCAGACAACAGGCATCCCTTACACAAACCTCGTCTTTGCTTTTGATGACAAGTTGATCATCAACTCTGCCGGCATGACTCGCGTAGGTGGCACACAGCAAGTCTCAGAGAATGCAACCTCGATCGCTAAGTACTTCCCTCATCAGTCAAACCAAGAGAATCTAGTAGCCCAGACGGATGCAGACACTCTAAACATAGCCAAAATCTATGTGGCAACTAGACAAGAGACAACCATCCGCATTGACGCAATGACTGTTGATCTGCTCGATCCAGATGTACCGACCGCGACAATGCTTGATCTAGATTACTTCTCTAATCTAAAGATAACTAATGTCCAACCCGATGGCTCAACCATCATTAAGACTTTACAGGCTCAGGGCTTTGCATGGAACATAACGCCAAATGCCATGCAGGTTACTGTCACGACTCTTGAACCAATAGTCGAAGGGTTCATAATTGGATCGTCTGTATCAGGTATAATCGGCACTAATATAATGGCGTACTAGGAGACAAAATGGCAACAGGCTTTCCAGCAAGCACAGGCGATGTCCTAAGCGCGGCAATGTTTAATGGGCTAGTGGCGTTCACCGCTAACGCCCAGACAGGCACAACTTACACGACAGTTCTGGCAGACTCGTATCAGACTTTGATCACCCAGAGCAACGCTTCTGCCAATGCGATCAAGATACCTACTAACGCTTCTGTGGCTCATCCAGTAGGCACAGTAATTACCATCCTCAACATTGGCGCTGGTCTCTGCACTATCTCAGCAGTTACACCAGCAACGACAATTATCCTGTCTGCCGGAGCAACAGCCGCTAGCCCAACGCTAGCCCAATACAAGTCAGCAGCCTGTATCAAAACTGGCACAGATGCCTGGTATGTTGTGGGGGCTATTGCCTAATGCTTAACAATATCGCCGCTCTAGTTGGCGCACCTTCCGCCGCTATCGGCGATTATGAGTCTATTGCCACCACAACCGTAGGCGGCGGCGGTTCTGCCACTATTACCTTTAGCAGTATCCCTGCAACTTATAGCCACTTGCAAATTCGTATGCTTTCAAACGACACGACTGGCAGCAATAATAATTTAATGCAATTTAACACTGATACTGCCAGTAATTATTCTTGGCACGCTTTACAGGGTAATGGTACAGCCGCAAGTGCCGCTTCTGGTGCTACTCAAACTTCTATGATTTTCGGTAAAACTGGCATAAGCGGCGCCGGCGGCGGCGTTTCTGTAGTAGATATTTTAGATTATGCCAATACTAATAAATATAAAACTATTCGTTCTTTATCAGGTACAGATAATAACAATACTAACGGCAGACTTTTTTTTGCATCTGGTAATTGGCGTTCAACTTCGGCGGTTACAACGATTACTTTGACCAACGATAGCGGCACTAACTTCTCACAATACTCATCCTTCGCTCTGTATGGGATTAAATAATGGCTACTACTTATGAACCAATAGCGACTCAAACACTAGGTAGCGCGGCGGCAACAGTTACCTTTTCGAGTATAAGCGGCACTTATACAGATTTAAGACTTGTTTATCAAACTGGCATGAGCAGCGCTGGAGATGAACCGTTATTAAGATTTAACTCTGACTCATCAGCCTTGTATTCTGAAACAGTTTTATACGGTAACGGTACTTCGGCTTTATCGCTGAGAAACAGTATTTCGACCTCTTTACAACTTGCAAGAGATGTCGGACTTCCTACGGCTATTGAGTCAGTAACTACGGTTGATATTATGAATTATTCCAACACAACTACTTTCAAAACCGCTTTAATGAGAACTAATAAAGGTTCAGCAACTTATTCACAGGTTGGCGCTTATGTTGGTCTTTATAGAAGCACCTCTGCAATAAGTTCAATTAACTTATTAACAACCGCAGGCAATTTTGTATCAGGCTCAACCTTTACCCTATACGGAATTAAGGCGGCATAATGGCTAACACTTATGTAAAGATAGCAAGTTACGCGGCTACTGGGTCAGTAGCCAGTATTGATTTTACTTCTATACCTGCTACTTATACGGACTTAGTTCTAAAGATAAGCGGCAGAATTAGCCTTGCTCAAATCTATGGCGCTTTCTGGCTTAATATCAACGGGCTGACTACTAACCGCACTTACCGCTATCTTGAAGGCAACGGCGCAGCCGCATCATCAGGGTCAGGCACGAATACAAATGTCTCAACTGGTCAGGGCAACAGCACAACAGCCAGCACCTATTCTAATGTTGAATTGTATTTTCCTAATTATGCAGGCAGCACCAACAAATCTTTTAGTGTGGACTCAGTCGGCGAAAATAACGCCACAACTGTTTATATGGATTTATACGCCGCATTGTGGTCACAAACCGCAGCAATTAACCAACTCACTTTACTGCCTGAGTCAGGCAACTTTCTTATTTATACAACCGCTTCACTCTACGGCATCAAATCAACATAGGAGATAAAATGGCAGATACAAAGATAATCGTAAACTGCGAGACAGGCGAAGTCTCTGAAGTTGAACTAACAGCCGAGGAAGTAGCACAACGCGCTAAAGATGCTACAGCCTATGCAAAGGCTAAGGCAGATGACGAACAAGCAGCAGCCGAGAAGGCTGAGGCTAAGGCTGCCATTGCAGAACGCCTAGGACTTACAGATGCAGAACTGGCTATCTTGCTTGCATGAAGCCAACACTATGCGCCGCCGGTAAACAACTGAGAGAGCAGTTCGATGACACATACCCAGATCGCGATCGTACTTCCGATGGCTGGATTGCGGATGCAAGGCATATGTCAGCAGGTACTAGCGACCACATACCTGCTCCAGAGTCAGGGCTTGTTCACGCAATCGATGTCGATCGAGATGT